TGCACCAGCTGCGGACGAGTAGAACTGACGCAGAGCTGGGTTGTTACCGAACAGTTCGTCGCCAGCGTTAATGTTGAGAGACGTAGGTGTGAACGGTGTGTTTGGTTGCTGTACAGACTCGCCGTACTTGTAGCGCATTGTGTACACCAGGCCAACCGGACCTTGCATTGGCTGAACACCAACGATTTCAGTAGCAATCGTGCCAGGGATGATACGACGGATCATCGGAATCAGGATCTTGCGGAAACCTGCGATGTCGTTAGCTTGCACAGCACCAGCAGCTGCCGTTTCCGACAGGATTTGCTGCTTTTGGTTCTCCATCAGAGTACCAACGATTTGCTTCTTTTGGCTGTCAAGGCCTTCGAGAAGGGCGTCCTTTACTTCGGACCAGTTTTCAAATAGATCATTCATTTTAATCTCCTTTAGATTGAATGTTTTGTTTGCCTAGCTTTATACCAAGCCTGCCAGACGGCGCAAACGGAGCTTTTCGCTCTCTGTGATTGTCGGTGTGACTTCTGCAGCAGATGCATCAGCTTCTTTCAGTTGCTGTTGCTCTTTCTTCAGAGTAACGTCGTCACCACTCTTTGCTACGCCTGATACCACAGGCTTCTGTTTACCTTCAGCTAGTACTGTCTCTTCCTTCTCTGAAGTATCTTCAACGACGGTCGTCTCTTTCAGGACACGACCAACGTATGTCTTGTATGCTTCTTCAAGCATTGTTGTTTCCACGTTCTTGAGGATTGCTTCCATCACTTCACGCGAACGACCAGACAGCGGCTTCAGCACGCTTTCCAGCTTGATAGAACGCTCGAGCTTAGTAGCCTTCTTCTCAGCAGATTCCAGGGCGAGCATTGCATCAGCCAGACGCTGTTCAGCTTCGTTCAGCTTGCCTTCAATGCTGTTGTCACCGGCATAGTGCTTCTTGAACTCTTCAACAAAAGCCTCAAACACTGTCTTACCAAATTGTTGCTTCTTAACAACTTCAAAGTCTTCACGTAGCTCTTCCAGCTCAGAAGATAGACGGACTTCTAGGAATGCGTCGAGCTTTTCGATCAGCTGAGCAATATCACCCTTCAGTTGGTCAGCCATTTCTGATTTAGATTCAACCAGCTTCTCAGCATACTCAGCTTCGAGGTCACGGAAGCGATCAATGTCAGCACGAAGTTCAGCAACTTCTTCTGTCAGTGCTTCAGTAATCTTAGCGTCAAGAGCTTCGATCAGAGTTTCGCGCTCGGTGATCCACTGTTCGTTCAGTTCAGCAGTTACTTGAGCAGTAGCTTCTTCACGAGCTTTTGCCATTGTTTCATCGATCTGCTTTTTAACAGCAGACTCGATTTCCGTCTTTGTTTCTTCAGTCAGAACCTCTGCTTCAAGCAGCTTCTTCAACAGTTCATCCATCGTAATCTCCTTGGTGTGTGTTTTCACGTGTTATTATTTATGGCCCCCGTGAGTTTTTTTATTAAGATCTGCTAGCAGCAGGGTAAAAAACCCACAGAAAACAGGGGTTTACAGCGACCCCCGTTTTTCCAGTTTTGTTATTTTGTTTTTGCGAAAACGCCCCCAGACAGCCACTTCATAATCTCTTTCTTGAAGTATTTCTGGGCAGCTGGGTCATGTCTGACCTGTTCTGCAAGCGTCAAGATGCGATTGCCATTTTTGGCTTGTTCCAAGGACTCATAAACGAGTCCTGGGTAGGCATTAGGGGCTGATGGTGTAACAACAATGTCGTAGGTGATGAACTGGAACCCAGATACGTTACCGCCTTCATTGACGTTACCAGCACCACGACTTGAGACACCAATCTTGACACCGCTACGAAGCAGTTCTTGAGCAATGTTCCCCATCGGAGTGTTGATCAGTTTTGCCTTACCGTAGGCGTCGTTGCCGTTCATCCACATTTCTGTGATCACGTGCGAAATGCGGTCGCTGTTGATCTGAAGCGTTTGTGGGTGATCCAACTCACCAAAAATCCCATTACATTCTTTGATACGCTGTTGGGCGTTCTGAACTGCTGCTGAGATTTCATTGATCGGATAGTTACGGCCATTGCGATTCTTGATAGAGCTTTGCATACAGATTCCTGTAAGCCACATGCTCTTGCCGTCAGAAGACGACTCTTGAATCACACGAGCTTCGCCTGGTGTGAATTCTTCGACGAGTAAGAGTGGAGTAGTCATTTAAATGCCCCCGTTAGGTTTGAGTCAGAAAGAACTGATTAGCAGCTTTTCTGCATCTTACCTTTTTTGCCCTTACCTTCTTCGTCCTCTTCACCTTTCTTTTTTAGGAAAGCTGGACGCTTATCTTCCTTTTCATCTTTGTCCTCGCCGGAACCTTCATCTTTGTCCTCGCCGGAACCTTCATCTTTGTCCTCGCCGGAACCTTCATCTTCATCTTTGTCTGCTTTCTCACCCAGCACTTCTTGGGTCTTCAAACGCAGGTACTCGTGGAACGCTTCCTTAGCAGCTGCTGCATCTTCATTAACGATAGATGTAACAACCGTTTCCAGGTATTGTTTCATTTCTTTAGTCATAGTAATTGCTCCTTTTGCAAAAAGATTCACCGGCTCCATTTTGGGGCCTGTTCAATATTTATCAGTACGATGTTGTTTTTCGCGGGTTTTTTATTTTATGCTGCGGGAGCGCCTTGATTTGGTTGAGGATTTTCGGGACCACCACCTTCAAGTTCTCCTCCTAAGTCGCCTGTGTCACCGCCAGCTTCCATGCCACCTAAGTCCATGCCTGCAACCATCCCTGGGCCATCCATTCCAGCATCTTCAGCCGGAACGTAGATTGCTCTGAGGTCTTCCATTCCGCCATTCGGGTTCAAGCCTAGTTCCTCACGACGCATCCGCTCGTTCGTCAGAATTTCTTCATCAGTCAACTGCAGATATTTCTTCATCGTGAATCGTGGAGACAAGAACTGAACACCTGAAGCCGTCTGGAATGTGTTCAACAACGCGTTGTCAAGTTCTTGGCGACGGTAGATACCAAAGTTCTCAGGCTCAGGCAATGAAATGTTGAAGATTGCAGGATCGACGTGGATACCAACGTTGCGAAGATAACGCTTGAATTCCTTATCCATGATTCTAGCGATGTACCCCTGCAGGCGTTTGACATACATAGCAAACCGCAATTCTTGAATGTATGCTGTGCCAACTTTACCGTCATTCACAGTAGCACCATCGGTACCCTCGCGCATATACGATAGAGGAATACGAAGACCACGAAACACCTTCCATTGGAAGTATTCCAAGTCAGCGAGTTCGCCAAGCCCTTGACCACCAGGCAACGTCTCAACCTTCGATCCGCGGCCGTCTGGACGCTGTGCAAAGAAAAAGTCCTCACTCATAGCCTGTGGGTTATAGACGGAATCAACTTGATCAACGCCACCGCCTGCTGTTGGGATCTTACGCTGACGGATCTCATTCTTGATTCCTTCCAAGTATGCCTTAACACGTTGAGGAGGCATTTTGCCAACATCGATGTAGAAAACACGACGTTCCGGAGCACGCTGAATGCGGTAAATCAGGATAGCATCTTCCAGCAGTTCTTTTTGTTTTTGAGCACGATAGATTGCACGAAGGGCAGATTCACCAAACGGTGCTGCTTCGGACATATCATCGTTCAATGAAAACACGATTACCTCATCAGACGAGAACGTATCAACCATCTCTGTCGAGTATGACCCGAAGTGACCAACAGGATTGCTGTATGGAGAATTAGGGGTTTTTGCGTCACGACGGATCTGCCAGCCGACAACGCGTGTCATGTCACGGTCATCAACAATCGCTGCGACAACGTTTTTTGGATGGACGTATTCCCACCTTTGTGTCTCTTTATGACGGATGAAGAAACAGTCACCGTACTTAATCGTCACACGAGCAACAGCAAACAAACGGTTCCGCCAGTCGTGCATATCACACCAGTATCTCAGCGCTGACTTCAATGTCAGTACCGTACTTGTTGGGATGTGCTCTGTCTTTTCAGACACAATGTTCAGGTCCAACGGCATCTCTTGGTTTGGGTCTGAACCGATCATCTCTTCTGCTATCGTATCAAGAGATCGTGCAATTTCAACATCGTTGTCCATTAGGTCATATTCACGATAACGTGTGATACGTGATGCTGAACCTTGGATTAGACGCTGGTACCAAGTGTAGTTGGAGTACGCGCCTTGGTCTCCTACACCTTGACTGTCCGTCATTGTTGTTACGCCTGGTTTTGGCGTAACAACTTTAAAATAATTTGAGAACTTTGCCATCAGAAAATGTCCATACGCGCGTTGGTTATGTACTATTTATCACGACTAACCGTTAGGGGATGTTACCCTGGTTACAAGTATTGGAAAGACGCTGCAGCTAAGCCTGAGCTTTTACGAACAGAATCACGATTGCGTTCTTTTTCTTTTTCTGTTAGTGTCATAGCTATCAGTTGTCGGTTAGCTAAATCAACAAGCGTTGGAACATTGTCGGCAACGGTTTTTAGGTAGTTATTTGCTTCTGTTGCTACTGTGAGATGCTTGATCTGGTTCTCGATTGTCTGAGCGATCGAGAGGCGGTCCTTATCTGTTTCGTCTTCTGCCTTCTTCTCTTCATCAGTAACTTTGTCATCACGTTGCGACGTTGGCTCAGCAATCTTGGCGGGTGTTGTTGGTGTTACGGCTCTTGCCGTTGCAGACTGTTGAGACGGAGCAACAGCAGCAGTTGGTGTTTGAACTACTTGTTGAATGTTGGGGGTTGCTTTTGCAACTTCGCTATCTGCTTGTGGCGGATTCATCCAAT